GAGGTACTGGGCTATGAGGCAACGGTTGTGCTCAATGCAGGCGAATGTACGGCGACGGGCATCCTTGATGTAAAGATCCAGGAATCTGATAATGGAACTACCTGGACGGATTGGACGGGCGGAGCATTTACTCAGGTAACGGCAGCAAATGACCTCGCAACACAAGAAAAAGCCTATACCGGCACCAAGCGGTATATTCGCACAGTGGCACAGGTAACAACCGATTCATGTCAATTCGGAACAACAATTATCAGATTGAATCCTCAGGCCGCAGAGGATGATTTACTTAATGATTCGATTGAGACCTCACGGGAACATGTTGAGGATATTACCCGCAGGGCCATCCTTACGCAAACCTGGGATTACTACCTTGATGAATTTCCATCTGATAATTATATCAGGCTTCCCTTCGGCAATCTCCAGAATGTTACCAGAATCACATATAAGGAATCGGATTGGGACGGGACTGATGAACCGGTTTCTTCCCTTGCGATATCAGATAGTGACTGCGTAGAATCAGACGGCACTTATGCTCTGATATTTACCGGAAGCTGCACAACTGCGGCCACAGGCACCTATACCATAGCATCGAATGTTATAACGGCAGTGACCTTAACGGCAGGCGGGGCAGGCTATTCGGCAGCGCCGACAGTGGCCACACAAACAGGCGACGGAGCGATAACGGCAGAAATAGGGCAGGGCCTGTTGATGCTGCAGAATACTGATTACCTTGTTGAAACCAATGGCGACCAATGCGGGCGTATTGTTCTGCCTTATGCTGAAACATGGCCGTCATCAACATTATATCCTTCAAACCCGATTATTATAAGATTTGTGGCCGGATGGACAGCGGCTTCATTTGTTCCGGCAAAAATCAGGACAGCAATTAAAATGCTTTGTGCTAAAGAATATGAAAATCGGGGCGAAGATACCATAAAATCATCAGGCCAGGTAATTAGTGAAGATAAATTTTATAGCCGGTTGCTTGCAAGTGTAAGACTTCATGATGAATTTTAAGGGTTTATAAATGCATATCGGCGATTTAAAAAAAATTATCGTATTGCAGGCGCCAACTAAAACACCAGATGGGATAGGAGGTTTTGTCATTATCTGGACAGATATGGCCACTAATATATTTGCGGCCATCTGGCCTGTAAGCGTAAAAGAACAGATACAATCAGAGCAATTGGTTATGACGGCGACCCATCGCATCAGGATGAGATATCGCCGGGTAATGAAACCTGACTGGCGTATTAAATATGCAAATCGATATTTCGCTATTGTGAGCATTATCGATCCGAATACTGAGCATAAAATGCTTGAGTTACTTTGCAAGGAGACAAAAATATGAATTTTAAAATATCTGAGTTGGAAAAAGAAATCTGTAATATTTTTAATTTAGAAAAAGTAAGAAGTTTTAAGCTTAATTTAAATATTGGCCATATACCAACAGTATTAGTTGAATTTAATATAAAAGATGAAAATTTACAGGAAATAGTATCAATTTTAAAGAAATATAAAGTAAAACTTGAAGAAATCAAATGAAGAATTTTTACACCGCTCTTATGACCTATTTTAATGCTGAGACGGCGGGTGTTCACAATGATTTTTACAATGATATTAATGGACAGCTCTATCATGGGGAAGCCATAAAAGGCGCTGAATATCCTTATTGCGTATATTTACACGTAGTGGATACGCAGATAGACACATTCAAAAATAAAATGGATAATATCATTATCCAATTTAGTATTTTCTCTAAACAATCATCGCCAGTTGAGGTGTATGATGCTATGTCACACCTGAAATCATTATTTGATGATTGCGTATTAAGTATATCAGGCGGGACATTGGTATCTTTTTATCGTATAACTGACGGACTGCAAAAAGAAGAAGCGACTACGACATCAGGAGAACAAATAATTACGACATCAGGGGAGCAAGGGATATGGCATTTCCATTGTGACTATAATGCGATATTTGAAAGGACTTAATATGGGTCGTAAAATCCCACAAAAGAAACCAGGGGGATTAATTAAACCACCACCACCACTCCCTCCTCCAAAAAGGAATTAATTTTGAAAATCTTGGTTACAGCAAAATATATATCAGGAATATCAAGAGAAGGTGGCTCCGGCAGATTTATGAAGTGTATTATTGATACGCTTAAATCAATGGGTCATGAAGTGATAGCCACCACAACACCTCAGCAATATATAAAGGAAAAATTTAATCTCATTATCTGTAGTCACCTGCTTAATGAAATAAAAGATAATCCGGCCAGAAAAGTTTGTATCTCTCATGGCCTTATTCCTGCTGAATATTTCGTGAAGGGCGCAGATCGGTATATTTCAGTTAGTGAAGAGGTTCGGAATGCGCAACTTGATCGAGGATTTTCAAGTGAAGTTATAGGGCAACCGATAATCATTCCTCAATATTCCAACCCGCATGTAAAATTACAAAATATTCTGGTAATACGACGAGAGCCGGTAAAATATGATCCATTTGCCTTCTTAAAAGAAAAATACGATTTGAGATATAGTGATCTGGATATTCCAATTGAGAAACAAATCCAATGGGCGGATCTATGTATTACCCTTGGCCGGGGAGCTTTGGAAGCTATGTCTTATGGGCGGCCCGTCCTGGTGGCGGATAATCGATCTTATATTGGAAATTATGGTGATGGATATATATTGCCTGCAAATATTCATGAAATAGCTAAATGTAACTTTTCTGGTAGGCGGTTTAAGTGTACCGTTACAAAGGAATGGATTGAAGAAGAGCTGACCAGATACAGACAGGAACATTCAATTTATCTTTATGAATATATTAATGAAAATCATGAGGCATCAAGAATAATCCGGCAATATATTCGGCCTGAATCTAAAATCACTATGGGATTCGGATCTCTTGTCAATGATCCTGTTCGGCTTAATATGGTTTTGAGGCAATCCGAGATTGACGGAAAGATGTATTACATTACAAAACCCTCATCAGCAACGTCAGGATTAAATAAGTTGCTTGATCTTATACAGGGCTCAGGTTTCGACGTAGCTGTACTTGCTCACCAGGACATGTTTTTTCGTCAGGGATGGATCGAAACCGTTAAGGAACAACTTGAACAACTGCCGGATAATTGGATTATAGCCGGCATTATCGGCAAGGATAAAAAGGGCAATGTTTGTGGCAGATTACACGACATGCGGATGCCGTTATTGTTTGATTCGGATCATACGTTTCCAGTCGAGGCGTCCTGCGTTGATGAATGTTGTATCCTGGTAAATCTCAAGAGCAGATTTCGGTTCGATGAACAATTGACAGGATTTCATCTTTACGGCACGTTGGGCGTATTGCAGGCCTGGAAAATGGGCGGCACTGCATGGATAATTGATGCTTTTGCGGAGCATTACTGTATGAGGTCGTTTCCGTGGCATCCGGAAAATTATTTTTATGAAAATTTAAACTGGATAAAACAGCAATTTTCTAATGCAGCGCGGATTGACAGTACTGCATTATCTTTTTATGGAGAAGTTTTTAACCCCGGAGAAAGCTCCTGAAGGAGGCTTGACACTCCCACGTCTAAAGACATGGGATTCTCAGGCAAACACTCTATTGAGCGCTTAGCGCCTGAGCGGTCTGCCCGACCGTTATAGACAGATTTTAAACAAAATGGCTTGCAAAGTCGAGCGAAAAACGGAATCCGATTCATCCAACGGCTAAAGCTATTGGTTTTCTCGGATGGAGGAATAAAAATGGCTGCAATTGGTGGTAGAAAAGTAAGGGTTATGTATGGCGTTAATACGATTGCTGGTATTGGCGAATTTAGTATGAGCGGATACGTCCCTGATCTTTTGGAGTCCACATCTTTTGGTGATGATGTGAAAGCCTGGGTAAGGGCGGGTATTGATGATGCCGGAGAAATATCTTTTTCCGGTAATCATGATCCTGACGATGTGAATGGGCAAAGTGCATTAAACGCCCTTAAAGCGGTGACTTCCGGCCTGACAAATTTATATTTTTACGACCAATATGGTGCAGGGGTTAACGGGATTACATATACTTTTTGGCGTGTTGGATCTGGCGGAGATATAAAACTTATGAAATTTAATGCGATTACGATGACCAAAAACGCCCTGGGTGCTGTTTCGTTTTCAGGAAAGGTCTCAGGGGCGGCTATGGAAAGGGTTGTATGACAAAGATTTGCCTTGAACAAAATACTAACGCCTGGTTTGAGATGGAAGGTGGCGGACAGGTTCATTTACAGACGGTTGCTATTGATGATTTTAAGAATATCAGGCAACAAACGGTTAAAAAGAAGGTTGAATTTCGGCGAGTTGATGGTAAAGCCGAGCGATTTGAATTTGATGAAATTAATGAAACTCTGCAAAATGAATTATTTTGGGATCGGATCATACTTGAATGGAAAGACCTGTGCGATTCGAATGGCAATCCCATTGAATGCACGAAGGCTAATAAAATATTGTTAATAACCAGGTCTCCGAAGTTTGTTAGTTTTATCACGGAAAGTTTGGAGAAGTTAAAAGAAATGGATACGCAAAGGATTGAGGATACGGAAAAAAACTAACTGACTGGGCGGAGTGGGTTGATGAGTACCGGCCCACCTGCCCAGCTTGTCAGTGCATATATGAACAAAGAAATCCTCCAGCTAAACCTCCTTGTGATACCTGCGCGGTAAGACTATTTGAAGAAAATGAGGATGCGGCCATGATATTCAATATATGCAGGGGTCAGATCATAGTGACAGGTATGGGGGATGTTATAGATATTAATATTCTTGCCGTTAAAGCTGTCATGGATCTCTATGATATTGATAATCAGAAGGCTTGTCTTGAAAAAGTGATGAGGTTATTTCATTTTTTCCAACAAAACAGGAAAAAATCAAATGAGGATTGCGTATTGGAATCCCTGTAAATTTGATGAATCGTTCGAGAATGTCGCTATGGACAGATTGGTTGCGGCCGGTGAAGTTGTGGCTGCAAAGGCAAGAAATAATTGTCCACCGGGGACAATCAGCAGTCCGGTATATAAACGGGGTGACTATGAGGGGGAACCTTGGACATCAAGAGATGCAGGAAGGCTTAAAAAATCTATCCGTGTAGTCAGGAAAAAGACTAAAAGCGGCAAAGCATTTTCAAGTAAGCGAAATGTCAGAATATATGCCGGACATTTTACGGCGTACTATGCTTATTGGGTTGAAGCTGGTTCATTCCATGTGCCCAAGGGCAAAGCAGGATCTACAAGGAAGAAAAAAGGGGTAAATGTCAAAGAAATTGAATTTGGCGCAACCAGAGTAAAGGCACAACCATTTTTGCGTCCTGCTTTTTATGCATCAATGCCAGAGATGAAATCAATTTTGGGAGCACGATAACTAATGGCGCTACCAGGCGGCAGTATCGGAACTATATTTGTAGAAATTGATTTAGATGCAGACAGGTATCTTAAGAGCCAAGAACAATTATATAAAGATGCTACTCGGACAACATTAAATATCGAGGCAAACTTCAAGAAGCTTGGCATTCATAGCTCCGCCGAAATGGACTTGATGCGGGATAAGGTCATTAATGCCTACAATATGATCGCCAATTCAGCTATGGCTACGACAAATGACATTATCAGAGCAGAAGAGGCCAAAACTGCAAAGTTGGCAGAATTGGCCAGGCAGCAATATGAATATCAGACTTCTTTGGGGAATAGCTTCAAAGAGCTTGGCATCAGATCGTCTGCCGAAATGGACTTGATGCGGGCGAAGATTGTTGATGCCTATAATATGATTGCCAATTCCTCCACGTCCACGGCAAACGATATTATCAGGGCAGAAGAGGCCAAGACTGCAAGGCTGAATGAATTGAATGAGCAGCAATTCGGCCACCAGATGTCACTGCTGGAACAGCAAAAGGAGAGTTTCAGAGAGCTTGGCATCAGATCGTCTGCCGAAATGGACATGATGCGGGCGAAGATTGTTGATGCCTACAATATGATTGTCAATTCCTCCACGTCCACGGCAAACGATATCATCAGGGCAGAAGAAGCCAAGACTGCAAGGCTGAATGAATTGAATGAGCAGCAATTCGGCCACCAAATGTCGCTGCTGGAACAGCAAAAGGAGAGTTTCAGAGAGCTTGGCATCAGATCGTCTGCCGAAATGGACATGATGCGGGCGAAGATTGTTGATGCCTACAATATGATTGTCAATTCCTCCACGTCCACGGCAA